AAAATATACCATTCGTTATCAGAATATTTGAAATCATATTCATTCATTTTAAATAAAACTAATGCAATATCATAATTTGATTGAGTTTTAATAGAAATATCAATATATTTATCAATATCTTTATCTAAAAACTCAATATATTTTTTACGATTATCAATTTTAGCCCAATAATGCAAACAAGCAATTGTAAGACCTTCATTTTTACTACGTTCCCATTCTTTTTCACAAACACCATCTTTGAATTTTGGAGATTTCATACTGAAATCAATCCATATATCAAGAAGTTCTTGTGAATTTGGATCAATATTATGAAGTGCCCATCCAACTTCTAACCATTGTGAATAGTTATCAGAACGAATTTCATTTAATATTGAAACTAATTCTTTAATTTTTTCTGGATTGTAATTTATTGGATTAATACTTTTTTTTTTTAATGTTTTCTTTTTATTTATTTCTAAAATAGGTAATTTATCTTCCTTAACAGAAATTAAATCACTTTCATTTTTTTCTCTAATTGAAAAGAATCTAGTTAAATTAATATTTTCATCTTGAAAATAAGTTTCAATAGGTATTAATTCTGCATTTTCATCATAAATATATTTTAATTTATATTTATTATTTTTAACTTCTGGTATAGATTTATTACTTTCGTATAAAAGCCAACTAGAATTAGGTAATAAAATACCTCTATCAACTACCTCTGCAATGGTATTTTTAAATTGTAATTCATTAATTATTTCACCAATTTTTTTTAAAATATTATCTCTTATGTAAAATTGAGCATTAGAATAACTAATAATAAATGGAAACATAATATGAACTCCATCTTTTTTAATTCCTTTACATTTATATATTTCGTTTCTTTCAAAAACAAAAGATGTTAATTTTTTATCATCAATATCAATATTAAATAAATTGCATATTTCCTCAATATATAATTGAATAATTTTTTTAATATGTTTTTCAGTATGTTTCCTTTCTGGAGTATCTACTTCAAATTTAAAATCTAAATCTATTATCATTGGAGAAATTTCTTCATGTTTTTCTGTAATATGTAAATCTATATCATTAATTATTGCTTCTTTATATAATTCATAAAAAATATCTAGTTCAGAAGATTTAATAAAATAACTTCCTTTAGGATTATTCATTGAGGTATGAGTATGTATTTGTCCTGGAACCACTGAGTGGTCTTCAAGAAAATTAAATATATTATACTTTTTAATATCATTAAAATTAGATTCAATTATATGGTATTTAGATATATTTTTTTAAATTAAAAAATTCTTAAGAATTTAAAAAATCAATTTTTTTAAATAATATTTAATGGTTTATTGGTATATATATATTATTATATTATATATATTGTATAATACTTATAAGATTGTTATTATTAAAAATAATTTAAATTTTTAAAATTTAATTCTAATATATTATAAAGAATGATTAATATAAGCTTATTTTCAATAATAATAATTCTATTTATATTATTTGTAGTATTTCAAATAGTTTTTTATTTAAATATTTATAAAAAAAATCAAAATTTAATTAAAAAAATAGAAAATTTTCAATCTACCCTTACTAATATCAAAAATAATAATAATGAATATATATTAGATGATAATTCGATGGAAATATTATTAGAAGATTATAATAAATTAAAAAATAATATATAAATTATTTTTCTTGTTTTATATTAACTAGTATGAGTATTCAATCTATTAAAGAAGCAACTGGTTTTGCTAAACCTATAATAGATAATAATTTTCCTATTTTTAATACTACAGATTATTATAACGAAATTTTTAAATATTTATTGGATGAACTTCAATTTAAAAGTGAAATCTTAGTTAAGAATGATGATATTGTTAATAATGAGAAAAAATATTTACATAATTATAGAATAATAAGGAATTATATAATACCATTATCTTATATAATTTATTCATTTATTTATATAAAATACCAAAAAAAACAAATTAATATTCAATTAAGATTAGAAAATGACTTAACTTATGATATGCTCAGTAAATATTTTTTTAATCATAAAAATCCAATTATCAAAAAGGTTAATGTTTTCTTTTATTTAAATCTTGAAGGAGAAAAGAAAATTAAAAATAATAATAAAAATAAAAAAGATGAAGATGAAATAATTTCAGTTTTAAAAATAGATGATGAAAATAATGTTAATCGAAAAATTATTAAATTTTTAGGTGTAATAAATGATACATTGCCTATTAATGATTTAGATAAAAAATGTGAAGATATAATTAAAGGTTTGACTAAATTATTACCTAAATTAGAAAAACTTGTAAATGATTTAATTACTATAAAAACAAAAGTTACTAATACTAATAGTAATAGTAGTATAAATAAAAAATTATTTAATAGGTATTTTACAAATAATAATATTAAAAATAATAATATTAAAAATATTAAAGTAGATGAATTATTAGATAATATATCATTTGAAAAAATAGATAAAAATACTAAACTTTTTGAAATTTATAGAATAGAATATAATTCATGCGTGACTCAATATCAAAATATATTAAAAGATTTAAAAAATATAAATTTAAATATTTTATACATAAATAGTGAAAATTACGGAATTATTGAAGATAATATATCAATTAGTAAAATTAAAGAATATATTGATATATATAAAAAACATACTGAATTAGAAAAATATTCCAACGAAACTTTTAAAAATTTAAAAAATCATAATAATACTATTATTAATCATTTAAATGATAAAATAGATTTGATTAATATTTTATTAAATTTTGAATTAAAAAATAATACAATTAAGGAAAGATTCAAAAAATACTTTAATGAAATTGAAGAATCTAAAAAAAAAATTATAGATGAAACTAAAAAAGTCTTAAGTATTAATAATGATAAAATAAATAATGAAAAAATAAAAATATATAAAAATATTTATAAATCAATATATAATTATGAAATAATAGAGTTATATTATTTATTTAAAATTAAAAAAGTAGATATATCAAGTACTAATATTTTAAATAAAAATAATTTTAAAGGCTATGAAAAAATTAATATTAAAGATTATCAATTTGATTTTGATAAAAATTTTAGGGATTATAAAAAAAATAATAACTCAAATAAAAATATACAAGATTTACAAAACTTAAGTAGCGATTTAATAATAACAAAAAAAGATATTGATGATAATAGTAAAGAATTAGATGAATATATAACAAAGAAAAATTTAACTTCTACAAAAAGTGATATTGAAAAAGTCCAATTAAAAAAACTAGAAGAGGATGAAAGAAAAAAAAAAATATTAGTAGGAACATATACTACATATTTAAATAGTCCAAGTATATGGGCATTTTTTACTAAAGATTCTACCATTATTCCATCTGATAAATATGTAAAAGAACAACAAATAAAACTACTAGATCCAAAAAAACCTGAAGATATAAATGAATTATTAAACGAATTTTATCAATCTTTAATCAATAATATTAATACAGAAATAGGAGAAATATTACAAAATATTAGTGATTTAAAAATTGAACTTAAAAAATTAGAATATGAAATTAATAGTGATACTTTTAAACAGTCTATTATGAAATTGAAGATAACAAATATTACTGAATATATTGGAAAAATTAGTGAAATTCTTACATATTTTAATAAAATTAAAGAAGACAAAGAAAATAATGATAAAATTTTAAAAAAAGAAGCAACTGATAATTTTAATTTTTTATTAATAATTATGGAACAAGAAAATAATATTATTGACTCTATTGAATATAAAGAATCAACAAATAAAGTTAGTTATAGATTACTAAAAGATGAATTAAATAAAATTTATAATAATATAACTAAAGAAGACGATAAACTTATAAAAAAAAATTTAAATAATTATTTTACTAATAATGAAGAGACATTTATTGAATTTTTAAATGAACAAAAAGAAAAAAGTAATAAAGATATATATAAACTATTTTTTGATAAATATAATATATATTATGAAGAATTTCTAAAAAAAATTAATAATATATTAGATAATATAAATAATCATAAATTAAAATTAGACACTACTAAAAGTATTAATGATTTTAAAACTAGTAATATTAAGGTAGAAAAAATAAAAAAACTTTTAGAAAAACCATCTAATAATAATAACAGTGGTAAATATACAAAAGTATTACCCTATACAGATATATTATTAGTATATTTACTATATTTATTATTTATTATTGATTATTTAACATATTTTTATAAATAAACTAAAAAAATTTATAATAATTCAATATTAAATTAAAAATAATTGATTTATTTTTAATTTGGATTTAAAATAACCTTAATATATTATAAATAATAATATGTCTTACTTAGAATTAATTATTGGCCCAATGTATGCAGGTAAAAGTACTGAACTAATCAGAATTATTAACAGATATAAATGTTTAAATAAAAATATTATTATTATTAATCATATTTTAAATAATAGATATGGAACAACAGGATTATCAACACATAACAAAGAAAAAATAGACCATTGCATTATTATTGAAAAATTAGTTGATTTAAATATTGCAATTTTTGAAAAAGCAGATGTAATAATTATTGAAGAATTACAATTTTTCGAAGATGCGTTTGAAATGGTAACAAACTGGTGTGATAATCACGGAAAAACTGTTATTGCAGCTGGTTTAGACGGAGATTTTAAACGTAATCCATTTGGTGATGTATTACGTCTTATTCCTCATGCTGATAAAGTTACTAAGTTAAGTGCACTATGTAAAAAGTGTGGAGACGGAACACTTGCACATTTTACTAAAAGAATTATTAAAAATTCTAATACAAAATTAGTTGGTAGTAATGATATTTATGAAGCAGTTTGTAGAAAACATTATTGTGAGTGAGGAGTGAGGAACATATAGTTCCTAACCAGTATTTCCTTTGGAAAACAAATTATATTTTCTAATTTATTAATAATTCATTTTATTATTAAATTATTATTATTAATTTTAATTTTTATTAAATAATTAAAAATAATTGATTTTTAATTATTTAGATTTAATTAAACTATACATAGTATTTAATTATGTTTAAAACACAACCAACAATTGATAACTTTTTTATAAGTAATAAAAACACAAAAAAATATATAATAAAAAGATATTTTTATTTAATATGGGAAAACAAATATAGACCTAACGTAAACGCGTACTGGACAGATATTAAACCCGAAAAAATAAATTTTATTGAACATATAACATGTGATTATATAAAGAAAGGATATTATTTTTACATTTGCGGATATTTTCCAGATATTAATGAAAACCCATATTATTTAACAAAAGAAAAAACATACAAAAACGTACCCTATTTAAAATCACATTTGCAAAAATGTATTCGAAAACAAAATGATATATTAGCAGTATCTACATGTTATCATTTATTAAAATTAAATCTACAAGAACTATTACGGAGACTTCCTATTATTATGTTAGAAGATACTACATTACACGAATCCTTCTCAACTTTAATATGGTTAATGATAGTTATATCATCTTCTAAAAATTTTAAGATAAAACAAAATATATATGAGTATGTATTAGGCATTATTTATGTACTGTGTAAATTGGGAGAAAAAGATATTATTCACGAAGAAAATACTGAACAAAATATTAATATTCCAGAAGTCTTAGATAAATATTCAGATTTAAATGAATATGAATATTCAATTTTATATTGTATTCATTTAAGAATTGCATATGGCGGTTTAGAATGCGATATGAGAATGTTAAAAAACTACTATAGAGTATGGGAAATAAGATTTAGAAATAAGGATAAAAAAGTTGAAAATATGATTGTTAGACCAATATCTATTTATGTTAAAGAATTAGATATTCAAAATTGGGATTTATCAGCAATAGATTATCATTGTAATACAAATTTTTTAGATTATGTTTCTAAAAAATTTAGTGAAATAGATGTTGAAGAATTAAAGAAAATAATTTGGTATCATTCATCAAGTACTAATAATAGAATTAAAAATAAATGCTATAATTTAAAAACATGGGATTTAATAAAAGATCATGTTTTGAAAACTCAAAAATATTTATTAGATTCAAACTATTAAAATATATATTTAATGAATTAAATAATAAATCTAATTATATTATAAATGTTGGGATTAAAAATAAAAATCCCTAATCAAGAATCATTAAATATATTGAACTATGACAACATTAAAAAAAATAATATATATAATAAATATTTAATTCATAGATTAAAAATATTTAATACTACAAATATAATAAAATCAGAAAAATCAATTTTACATTCTAGATTATATGTTCCTATATTACAATCAATCTATTCTGAACAAATATTAAAAAATATACCTTTAACAGATAGAATGTTATTACTTAATGAAGGTTCTTTTTCAGAAGTATATAAATTAAATGATGAATTAATTATTAAATTTATTAAATCAACAACTAATAATATAGATATATTTGAACTTAAAGGTATTTTATTTAATTTTTATTTACAAGGATTATCTACTGAATATATATGTAAAATTTATGAATATGGTATTAAAAATAATAGATATATATATTCTATATTAGAATACGGAGGAGAAAATTTATTACAATTACATCATATTTTAAATTTTCAACAATTAAATGAAATTAATTTATTATTACTACTAAATATATTTATAGAATGTGCATGTTCTGTTAATTTTATTCATAGTTTAGGATTTATTCATTTAGATATTAAACCTGAAAATTTGCTTATTAATTTTAATTCTTTAACAAAAAAATTTCAAATAAAAATTATTGATTTCGGTACATTTGATAAAATTGGAAATAAAATTAAATATGTGAAAGGAACAATTATAGATAAATTAATTATAAAAAATATAATTAATAAAGATATATATTCTGTTGATTACGATATATACAGTTTAGGACAAACTTTTATTACTTTATATTTTAATATTATAGAAAATAGATTTATACAATCAGAATATTTTAGAAATATTTCTGATAAAGTTTATAAAGTATTATATAAAATGGTTTCTCCATATAGAAATGGAAGAGAATATGAATATAATACTATAAAAAGTAATTTTTTTGAATCTAATAATTATAAAAATATTTCCAAAAAATATACAAACTTAACTGAAAAAAGATATTCTACTTTAGATGAAGTAATAATAGACATTACATTAATTATTAGTGAAATACAGCATCAACCTATATGATTATAGATAAAATAATATTTTTCATATACTTTTTATAAATTTATTTTTTTGTTTTCGTATTATTATATAAGTTGATGTTTTATTGCTGTTTTTCTCATTAATATATAATAAATAATCTTTTTTATAAATTTTATTATTTAATACTATTTTTATTGCATTTATTTCATCATTAGAATTTATATTATACTGTTTAGTACGAAATTTAATTATATAATTTTTTAAAGAACCTCCTGTTAATGATTTAACTTCAATATTATCTACACTATCATATTGTGCATCTACTTTATTTTGTGCATCTAGAGTATTCAAATTACTATCTAAATTATCTCCAGAACTACCAGGAGATGGTTTAATAACAGTTGAATTTATATTGGAACTACATGTTTTATTTATTGGTACAATATCAAAATTACTTTCAGAATCAGTCATATATAAATATATATACTATTTTTTATATCAAATAATTATTTTTAAATTAAATTTTATCTAATTCCGGTTTATATACACCAATAACATTTTTATATTGTAAAAATACTTCATTATTATTTATGATTTTTTTAATAGGATTTTCTAGTTTAATTCTACTTCCAATATATTTATGTTCTTTATTATTTCCAATATTTCTAATAGTAAATACCAAAAATTTACCTGACGAATATTCATTTTTATTAACATTATTATTTTCAAATGATATAATATTTGTTAATACATCAAATGCCAATTCTGCAGCTTTTTTTGGGGATACACTTTTATAATTACCATATAATTCACCAGTACTAGGGAAATCCACAATTTTATATATTTTTTCTTTATTATTATTTTTTTTATTATTAGAATTAATATTATTATTATATTTCATTATATATAATAATAATAAAAAAATTATAGATTCAAATATTAATTATGTTTTTTATAATATAATCATTCCTATAATTATAAAATTTATTAAATAAATTTCATACCTCATAGTTTATGTCCACCTTTTTGGTTAGAAGATGCTTTTGAAACAACTGGTTTCATGGTGAATTTTTGTCCAGATGCCATTGCTTTTTTCATTTCTTCAGGAGAATATTTTTGGTATTTACCAACATAAGGTCCATAAATTTTACCATGTGTTTTAGATCCACGAGTAGTTTCTTGAATACAATATTTAACAGAACCTAATTTTAGTTTATTGAGACCTTTAAGATTCTTATAAAGAGCAATAGATTTTAATAATTTTTTTGCAGCATTAAGTGGAGTTTGTTTACTAGTAATATTAGCAATTCCAAATTTAACTTCTTTACCATCTACTTCAACAACTCTAAAATGACGGTATACACCTGTATATTTTTCTTTACCTCCATTATGATAGTAATCGTTTTCATAGTCATCGTTGTCATCATTATTATTGTCATCATTGTCATCATTGTCATTATTATCATTATTGTCATCATTATTATTATCATACCCTCCTAAATAATTATTTAAGTTTTTTTTAGATTTATGTCCTAAACCTCCTTGACTATTTATCATTTGTTCTAATTCTTGGAGATCATCTTCGAATTGTTTTTGAGAATAATTATTATTATTTCTTGGCATTTTTTATATTATATAATTAGATTTTTTTTTAAATTAAATAA